CAAACGGAGTAAAAAATATTTCCGTAGGATCGAGTAATTCAGCCATTTATATCTCCAAAAAATAATTAGTCTTTATTATAAATATAATATTTTTAATTTATTATGTGGGAGTATAACCATACTCCCACATTTTATTATAATTATGCACCAGGGAAAGATGCCCCTGTAGATTGAATATTGAAGTCAAGAATTATAAATTCTGCAGTTTTTGCTGGTTGCAAGAACAATTGACCATAGAGTATATTTCTATCTATTATATCTGCGGTATTGTTCGATTCATCCATAATAACCCTAAATGAGTATAATCCTTGTCTTTGTTGTATTGATTCTAAATATGGGTTAACTATATTTAAGAATCTTGATCGTGTTTGTGATGTATTTTGTTCAAATACTAAGTATCTTGTAGAAGATGCTATAAATTTCTTAGCAGCAATCAACAATCTACGAACATTTATTCTATCCAATGCTGATGGTCTTCCTTGCAATGTTTTTTGACCCCATACACAGACTCCTGTTGATGGAAACACTGCGATAGGATTGACTCTGGCTTCATATAGCGTATCTCGCTCTCCTTGTGTTAATCTTGTTTTTACTTCTATAACCTCAGTTAAACCACCGCGATTTAATCCTGCTGGTGCGAACCACTCTGCAGATACTCTATCGTTAAATGCTATGACACCAGGAAGAACGACTGATGGTGGAACCCATACTGGTTTATTTCGATCCATATCTACAATCTTTACCCATGGGTAATATGTTGCAGCATAATTACTATCGAATCCTTCTACTGTTGTTGTTGCCGCTGATACATTATCTGCAATTTCACATAAGTCCATTACATAGAATGCATCCCCACGTTCTTCACACATATCTTTAGCATATGATGTTATTGGAGAATGCAATGAGTGTAGTAACCCAGGGGTAACCACCATGTTTATATCAAATTCATCCGCGTTTGAGATCGTGTCTATTGCCTTTTTATATGCTGTATAACCGTCTGCTGTATTTGATGATATATCAAATCCTTGAGTATTGCCAGCTGTAATATGCGTCCCTGTCTTTTTCTGTAGATGCGGCTTATGTCCATCAAATCCACCTTGGAATGGTACCATGAACTTTCTAGAATCTATAGACGTATTTGTAGTCAAGTTTATCGATCCACTATATGGTGCTGTTGCTGTTGGGTAGTTTGCTGCAGAAGATTGGTTATAGTTTCCTAAATAAAAATCAATATTACTTGCAGTTGTCTGATTTGCTACCACTGGTAATGGTCTTAAGTAATTGAAATTATCAGTAGTTGCAAAATCAAAATTAAATCCCCAATATACACGTTTATTGTATGATCCACCAACAGTTTGTGATGTAACATAACTTGCGGATTGTGGTTGTGTAAATGCGGATGGTATTGGTGATGTCAATGCTCTAAACCCAAATGGTAATAGATTTGGAGAAACTGCACCATTTGCTACAGCGTCAGATGCCTCAACTCTAATATATTTAGATTTGTTTGAATAATCACCATTAACGTTCACTTTTCCAGAATCATCTACAGTGATATATCTATCACCTATAACCCTAGCAATATATCTTGGTGAATTTGGATCTAAATTACATTTGAATTGCTCTACGATATTTGGTCTTAGATCGTCATCTTCACTTGTAAATGGTGTATATGGTAATCTGGATTGATCAACCATTCTAACAACAACATCAAAGTCTCCGTACTCAGAACCAGCTATAGTTCCAGCGGTTCTAATGTTTGCAATACCAACTTTAACCTCATAGTTTGAATGATTACCATGTGACAATGTATGAAATTTAAATAAATCCGTTGCATTTGCACCAATTTTCTGAGAATTTATCCATGGTGTTGATGCTTCCAAATATGCATTTTCAAAATCCCATGGCATAGTTGCAGCAGATCCAGTTTCTATAAATACTCTTGTACCGTTATCCAATCCCAATGCCACGTTTGAATCGTTTTTGAACGATACATAATTATAAACGGCATGTGTTCCATATGCACTATACCCATATAAATCACCAATAAACGCTGAACTCTCTGGGTCTATCGATGCGCTAAATGGTAGGTTATCTTCGTCTATAGCATTTGTAAACGATGATGTATCGGTAGTAAATCCGCCAGATACTGTAAGTACAAAACTACCACTGTTATTCGCACTTAATGTGGATTGTGCAAATAATGAATCGTCATCTGGATTATTAACAACGAATGTTGGGTGTAAAACTGATACTAAACGCTTACCCCAAGATCCTGTTGCAACTAAAGCTATAGGGTGTTTTAGTTTGTATCCACCTGTACCCAATACTCTAACCACAGTTGCACTGCCAGCATTATTTAAATAGCTTTTAGCAGTATATGGTAAATACGAATGTTCATACGTACTACCAAATTTTGTTAAAAAGTCTCCATATCCTTCTACTATTGTAGGAACAAAGGCTGGACCTTTTAGTGTTGGCCCGATGAGTGCAGCACCTATTTGACCTATGCCTTGGGGTAAAAAGGATAAATCTTTTTCATTAGTAAACACTCCAGGACTTACGATTCTTTCAGAAGTAGCCACTATTATCTCCAAAAAATTACATAATCGAGTTCATTGACACATATAAATATGTTTCAAAAAACCCAAACCATTAAGACTGTGCTATAAATTTACCAGATTGTAAATCTAATACACCGTCACCATATTTTTCATTTAAGTCTTTTACTAGCTGTTCTTCTTCCGTTCTTAAATCGGAATATTTTGAAAAAAGATCTTCTCTAATTTTTTTTAGTTGATCCAATCGTTCATTCAAAAGGTGTAATTCTACCTCGATCTGTCCTATCTGCGCAGTGGTTGTCCCATATTTTTTTTGCAAATCTTTAACAACATCAATATCATCTTGGGCAAACTCTTTTTCTGTAACTTCAGCCATAAAAACCTCGTCAAATAAAATAAATAAAACTGTTTACATATAAATATGCACAACTTTTAAATAATCAATATATTATTGATCCCTAACCGTTAAACCAATATTTCCTCTATTACCTAAATCGCTTTCAATATCAGTTGTATCTCCTAAAATATCATCTATAGTAGAAAATGTTTCTGCTCCAAATAAGATTTTATTAGGAGACACTACTCTCTTCGTTGTAACCTGAGTTGCTGCTTCTTTTGGTAATAGATATGCGTGTACTAGTAATTCAAAATTTGCTCTAACTAGTCTATCTTGACCAGACATGTTGGATTCTTCCATTGTTAAGTTATCCAAATTAGTAGAAAATTTAAAAAAGTTTTTTTCTCCGAATGATTGGCCTGCAAAATACACAAAATTTTCTAAAACATGATTTAATTGACTCTGATATTCGCACCAAACTACAAAATCATATGTAATATCAACATAATCTGGTATAGGGGTTATGAAATAATCTCTACTCTTTCGTTTATCATACAATGTACTAAATCTATCATAGGGCATTAATCTATTATATTTTTGAGACATAAAATATGCTAATTGATCGGTCGTTGCTACTTTATTTCGTTTCATTTCTGGTTTTATTGTTACTATTGATCTCTTAAATGATATCAAAGGTGCAATTGTTTTTCCACGTTTGTCTTTTAAGAACCCATCCTTTTGTATAGATGCCCACTTTTCCGAATTTGCATATATGGTTGGTACTGTTATAGATTCACCATTATCTTCCACTTTTAACTGTATAGTTTTATCTATGAATGATTTTATTGCAAAATCAACATCATATAGTGTTATTCCTAAACTTCTAGTTTTATCCTTATCGCGTCTAACTTCTAAATGTCTATTTTGTGTAAAATCAGATCTATTAGTTTGTAGATTCGCATCATCTATAAATGAATCTCTAGTCCTTCGTAATGGTGGTTTTCTATATTTCGATGAATTTTGCATTATATGTTGCTCGGTAAATCATTAAAATCGGTTATTACCGCTGGTCTGAATTCTTCTACATGTATTCTAGATCTTCGTGTTTGATGTGTATTTGCTATAATAGATATATTATATCCCCATTTTTCAGAAGAGAATGCATAGTCTGGATTTTTTCCTCCAAAGAATTGAGTCTCTTGTATAGAATCTATTTCCCACCATTCTCCGTTATATTCCACAACATCCCCAACTTCAACAAATACCCCAGAATCTTTCAACAATTCTCGGATGAATGCAAAAGAACATAATTGAGTATAATCTTGACCAAATTCATCCCCATCATAAGATCTCTGTTGATAATCTATCAATGCTGGTATTTTTATAGGCGAATAATATATTTTCCTATCGGATTCATTATAGATATTGGTTTTAGTGTCTTGTATTGACAGCTTGTATAGTGCCACTTCAGTATCTATTATATCAACAATAAGTTCCGTGGTTATTTTTTTTATCAACGAAGCGTCTCTTTGTCCATGAAATAGTGGCATATATTATCCTATGTATATTGCTAAAGGACTTCCCATCAAGGTTGCGTTTAAATTATCCATTTCTTCTCGTTTTGCCTCTAATAATTTAGACCTAGTAGTTGTTTCCAATATTCCACGCAATTCTTCCACTAATTGCTGCTTTTCATTAGCAGCCGCTGTTAGTAAATCTGATGAGTTTAGTGTTGTTTCTGAATTTGGTATTGGTATTGATGAATATTTTCCCCTAATATATCCTAAATTTTCTTTAGACAATGCCAGAGTATATTTGTATATCCACTGTTTACCTACAGAATTTATTAAAGAATATGTCATTAGATCGTAGGGAGCATTCGACATATCAGATACAGATCCAGTTGGGTATTTAAGTGGGTTTGAACGTTCTTCTTTTACTAAATATTCTATCCATAATTTGAAATTTTTAACAGGTATTGGAAATATTCGTAATTCGTTGTTTATTATTTCAAATGAGTATGCTGATTTTCTCATCATATCATTAAACTCAATAGCTTGGACTCGTAATAAATCCGCATACATGGGCATGAGCATAAAAGAAACCCCAGTAGAATATGCACCAAAGCCAAATGTGTCCAGCATTGCTTGATTTCCTAAATACGGATCATAAAATCGTATAGATGCTGGTGGTGCATAGTGGTGTACGCGTTTTATTTCTATATTTTTTCCAGGCTCCTTCACATCTCGTATTAATGTATTTAAATTATACTTTTGAACACCATTTTGTATATCTATTGATGCTGAATAAAATGAAACATTTCCATTTGTAAATACATCAACACCATATTCTGTTGCTAAATCTATTAAAGGTCCTATATTTGCTGAAATAGTTCTTTGTGTCAGGTTATTAGATGTAGGAGTTCCTATTATACTCAATAAATTTTGTTGTATGTTGAATTGATTAACGTGATTCGAGTATTCCGATACAGCTTCTTCAAAACAAGCATAAAAATTACCAGATTGCAATTCTATATCAACTAATGGATAACCCAATCTCCTAGCACACCAATCTGCCACATTATCGGCATCTATTATGAATTCTGAATCTGCATCGTAAAACCCAAATGGTGTGCTACCACTTGAGAATGATGAACTTCCAGGCCAAATTGGTATATCTACCATGTGATTCTCTTATTTTAATTCTTGAAAATAATTTAATATGTTATCCACTATCGGGTGTCTATGATTTGTTAGTAGTTCATACACTCCTAACCCTTCTATCGCATTTGTCATATTGAATAAATATGGTAATCCAGAGTCTTTTTTATTTTTTAAATCCGTTTGAGACACATCCCCAGTCAAAATCATTTTAGAATTCAATCCTAATCTAGATAGTATCATTTCCATTTGTGTTCTTGTAACGTTTTGGGATTCATCAACAATAACGCAGGCATTTACAAAAGTTCTCCCCCTTAAAAAACTTATAGGTGCTATTTCTATTGTGTTCTCATTCATCAGTTTATCTACTTTTTCTTTGCTATACAACATATACATATTAGATTGTATTGGTGATAGCCAAGGATCCATTTTTTCCTTTATACTCCCAGGTAAAAACCCTATATCTTCATTAGAAACTGTAGGCCTTGTTATTATTATTCGTTCAACTTCTCTATAGAATAAATATTCTAGTGCTATTTGTGTCGCTAGTAGCGTTTTTCCAGATCCAGCTTTTCCCACGAATACGGATACAGCATCGTTTAGTGCTTGTGCTTTTATTTTTTTTTGTTCTTCATTTAATTGTATATTAAAATTTATTTTATTTTTTATTACTTTTCTTCCTTTTTTTATGCCTTTAACACCCAAACCATTTACTGATTCATTAGAATCATCTATTGTATTTACAGAAATATCCATATACAATCCTATAATAATTTAGACAAAGTATCGCAAGTCGATTTTAATTTTTTTTCTATTTCATTTAGTGATTTAGCTAAATCTTCCTCAGTATGCGTCCATTCAAAACCCAACATAGCAATTACTTCTGATGATTTTTTTATAGGATATACTATTGCGGATTTAGTTCCTCTTTGTGTAAAAAATGCACGAGTTATTACATCATCAATACCATCAACTGATAAATATGTACCCCTATATGCTATAACATTTTCAACAAAAGTTGAGTATAATGTTATAGGTAGATTTTGATACTCTTTAAACTCAGTACTAACTCCCTCTTCTAAAGACTCAAATGATGTTGATAATTTAATTATAGATTTACCACTATTATATTTTCCACCATTATGTTTTTGTAAAATAAAAGCTCGTTGGCAGTTATAATCTATTAGTAATTGATCCAATATAGTTTGTATTAATTTTGAATTGGTTATTTCTTTATACATTTTTTTCTGTTTATATTCGCCGTATTTATATTTTAAAAACCAAGATAAAAATACACCCATGAGAGTCGCCAAACTGGAGATTCCTAATTTAATGATGTCCATATAATCTAATTGTTCTATCATTTAAAATAAATATCATATTATGATAATAATTTATTATATTTACAAAATAAAAAATGGGCAATACGATTTGTATTGCCCATTGCTTCTATACGACTATATCATTTGCTATTAGATATCACCGAGAGAATCGATCTGAATGAGACCGTAGAATTCTGGACGAACTATCTTTTTAGCGTAACGAGTCATTACACCCTTACGTGGTGTAAAGTTTGTTGGATCGTATACTAATGGTGTCATTACAAGTGGAATATATGGTGCATACACCGCTCCAGTTTCTAAGAACTGTGAACCACGGAAACCAACTAATATTTGGTTTTCCAACATATATGGATTCTTATAAACTGTAATTCTACCATTCAATTGACCTACTTTTTGAACACCCATTGCGAATTTCATACCTTCACCATCAACTGCATATCCAGGCATTGATTCGAGGAGTGTAGCAACTTGTGGAGAACATACGAGGAAGTTTGCACCACCGCGTAGTGTTTTCTGATGAATCACATTTGATACCTTTTGAATCTTTGTGCCTAATGTTTGGAACCAGGTTTGCTGATTAAATGCTGCTGCTTGTGCTTGTGCATTTGAATAATCTTGGAATAACCCAGTTGCTGCATCATATGTGCGACCAATTCTAGCAGACCAGCGTTCTGTTGTTTGAGCGTTTTTAATTAACATATCTAATATTTCTAAATCAATTTCTTGAGAAATATATTCAGATAGCATAGATGTTAATTCTGCCTCTGCATCAATTGAGTGGTATGCATTCAAGTCTTGTGCAAATTCTGGTGTCCATACTGCTTTCAACTTACGAGTTTTAGCAACTATGGATTCGGAGCGTAATTCCAAATTAATTTCTGGAATATCTATATCTGTACCACTTCTATCTTCAAAATCACCTCGATTTGTTGATGTTGGTTGCTTTTGATAAGTAATAACTGCGTCACCAGGAACTGCTGATGCAGAAACAACAAATGTTATTTGTGAATTGGATGCATTTGCACTTGTGTATTGTGGGAAATATCCTTTAATAAGAGAGCCACTTACTTTAAATGCGCGTATGCCTTCTGGATCGAATCCATCGATCGATGATGACAATACAGTTAAAGTAAATATATTTCCTCCAGCAAGTGATGCTGAATATGAATCTTGGAATTCTTTGTCAAATTGGTATACAGATGGCGTGTTATGATTAACTGAACCAGTTGCAACTTTGTTACCAACACCAATGTGTGCAGATGAGGTTACACCAAGAGCTGCTGTTGCTGTATCGTTTATAGAGTAACCAAAACGACCCGCACCATAAAGACCTCCGCTAGGATCTGCATCTTTTGCATCTTTACCAGTTACACCAAACACTGAATCTGCTTGTGAATCCTTACCTTTATTTATTTCAAATCCAGGCTGTGCTGTGGCATATTTGAAATCTAAGAAGAACACAAGACCAGATGGAAGATTCATAGGTTGTACCGATACAAAATCTTTAGCTGCGATTTCAGAGAAAATACGACGAACGAGTGGTAGTGCGACTCCAGCCCATTCTTCTGAACCAGCTGCTATTCCTGTTCTGCTAGATTCTTCGATTAATTGTTTTGCTTGATTTTCGAGAAGAACAGCAATACCATTTTTCTCATATTCGCTATTAATGTTATCAAGAAGACCTGTTTTTTCCCATTTTTTTACAATGGTTCGATTTTCTTTTATAAGTTGCTTGTGGGGGTTACCCGAAGCATTTAAAAGTGATTGTATGTTATCCATTTTTTCATCCTAATTAAATTATTTTAAACCTGCTAATTTGCGTAAACGATCTGCCATATCATTTGTTGATTCATTTATTATATTCTTAGGCTTTGTGCTTGCTGTTGGTTTGCTAGCAAAAGACTCTTTTATAGTACGAATTTTTGAAGGCTTTAATGCTTCAGAAAGTGTCGCATAAACCAATTTAACTTCACGCAGTGTTGAAGCTCTATCAAAATTTTCAATGACAGTCAATTTTTGTGTTTCAGTAAGCGAATGCTTCTTGAAAAGTTTATTTGAAAACAAGAGTTTAGAATTTAAAAGATTAACTTCATTTATTTTAGAACGAAGGAATGAAATAACAGCATACGCTTCTTTTAATTTTGATTCATATACTTCTTTTTCATCGTCTTTTGATTCTTTTGATTCAGTTTTTTCTTTTTCATCTTCCTCATCTTCCTCACGAAGAGCACGAAGTATTTCCTTAATATCTATAGAATCATCGTCTTCTTCCTCGTGAGATGCTTCAGAAACTTCCTTTTCTTTTTCAGTTTCCTCATCATCTTCTTCTCGAATTGATCGAATCATCTCTTCTATTTCGGAATCATCTTCAGTTTCTTCTTTTTCTACCAACTGAATAAGTTTTTGGCTTTTACCTGGATCATCAGTTGTGTCATCTGATGCTTCTTTTGATGGTTTTTTATTATCGCCACCACCTATTTCTGACGAATCGATGTCTTCTTCTAATTGACGGATTATTTCCATCAAATCTTCATCAATTTCTTCATCATCATAGGCTTCACCTTCCATTTTAGGCTCTTCTTCATCATGAGTTTCACCTTCCATTTTAGGCTCTTCTTCATCATGAGTTTCACCTTCCATTTTAGGCTCTTCTTCATCATGGGTTTCACCTTCCATTTTAGGCTCTTCTTCATCATGGGCTTCCATTTCTTCCATCGCAGGTGCATCCTCATCATCCATCTCTGCTTCTTCAGCAAGTTTTTGTGATAACATTGACTGCAATCTCGGTGTAAATGCCTCTTCTAAAGCAAGTTTTGCATTTGCTAAAGCAACTTCTCTTACTGCTTTGGCATCTGCTATTGCTTCTTTAAGTAAATCATTCATAAAAATCTCCAACTTTTTAGAATTATTATAAATTCTAATAGAAATAAAAATACATAAACCCTATATCAAAAATAGCGTATTATTAATATAATTATAGATAATTTCAAAAAAAAATATTGTAATTCAAATATTTTCGTTATCTAATTTTCTTTGTCTTCGTATTGCTGAATTTCTTTTTTCAGATTTTCTTTTAGATGGTTTAATATATTCCATCTTTTTTTTATATTCTTCTAAAATTCCAGCTTCTTTAACCTTTCTCTTAAAAATCTTAATCATCATGTCTACATCCATACCAGAATTTTTTACTTTTACATGGGCTGGTTTAGATGATGTATATGCGCGTTCACTCATAACCTTTAATTCCTTTTATTGTATATCATTATTTGATTCATTATTTATTTTGTAAAATTTTCCTAAATTCTGACCAATCGATTCATAAATAGATTCCATTGATTTTTGTAATTTTACAATTTTTTCAGATAGTTTTTCTAGATCATTAACTGATTCTTTTATTTTTTTAAATTCACGCTTATATGTCACACCCTCAAACCAATCTGCAGATTCTTCTACAACTGTTTTTCCAGCAAATTCAACTAATGATTTTATTTCTTTGACAACTTCTGGTAATTTTGAGGATCTGTGTATTATTGATCTGTATTCATTGTATTTACTTATAGCCTCAATATACATTTGCTTTTGCTCTGGTGTTAATTTTTTTATATTAAATTTTTCGCTCATTACTTCTTGAACAGCATCTGATATCATTTTTTGTAATTCTGATATGGATATTGACGTTTCTGATACTTTTTTTGGTAGGCCCTTGTGTTTTGTTCCAGCATATTTTTCTAATTCTTTTTCTGACATAGCACTTGCTATTTTTTTAATATTATCACTGACACTATCCGACGATACATCCCCACGCTTATATGCTAAGGCCAATCCCATTAATTTTTGTTGTTGTTTAGATGTTGCTGGCATTATTATCTCCTAGGTAATATGCATTCACAGACATTTCCTATTTCGCATATTATATTGGTTATGTTGTTGTGTATTCTGTGTATTTTTATGTCAGTTCTATTGTGCTGCATTCCTTCTGTTAAAATGCCTTCCGATAATCCAGAACTTTTTCCAGTTGGGTACATAAATGCACCTTGAGTTGATGGGTTTGAGACAAAATCCCATCCAATTAACTCAAAATCATCTTGAACTTCAACAGTTGATTCATTTATTTCTCTAACGGATCCAAGTCCTCTAGAACTTATTCCCAGTTTTATACCAGCACTTAATAGATTTTTTAATATGTTCCCAGATGGGGTTGGTAGTATTTCAACTATACCAACAACATCATTTCCTTTCCAGGAAACCTCTAATACATTATGTGATACATTTCTCAAATTTATTACTGATGAATCTGGGTGGTCTAGTTCCCCCAATGCTCTTGTTTCTTTTATTTGGTTTTCTGCATAATCCTTCACAGCACTAGCTAAAATATGTTTTGGATATATCCTACCATTCTGGTTTTTTACTTCTGCCCTTTGTAGAACACCGCTAACTATTATCTTTCCGTTATTTTTACTAGCAGATTCTGTTATTTGTCTAGGAGTTACACTAAATAATATAGTATCTATCAATAAGTCTTTCATATTATGCACCTAATTCATGAATTTTTTTAGAAATACGTGTAACCCTTTCGCTAACTTTTGTTAATTTTGATAAAGATGATCTCCACAGTTTTCTTTGATCTATTGCCATTTCTGTTTTTAGTTTCAATGCATGGTCTATAACACGCTCTACTTCATAAACTTTACTATTCAAATGTTTTATAGAATCATTTATTTTTCGTATCGAAGTTCTACTTTCATCAAATTTATAATCGGTATAGGATGTTTCGGTTAATGTCTCCATTGCTTGCTTATACATGGATGTGGGTAATATTTTTGATTCAGTAGTAGTAATTTTCTGTGTGTGTTTTGGTTTAATTTTTCCTACAGTCTTATAACCAAACACTTCTATTCTATCTTTAGAATTTTTTTCAAAATCTTCTTCACTTTTAGAAAAAGCATTAGGCGTTTGATACCCATCTATATTTGATGTTATATTTCCAGCACTACTATAGCTAGCACCCATTTCTTGTTCAAATAATTTATATTCAGACGATTCTTTTATTTTTTTTATGAAAGATTCAACGGACATATATCACCTTACCATTTGATTACGAATAAGAACATAACAATCATCCCCACCCTCTATTCTCTCAATAGATAATTCAGTAATATACCCTTTTGGTAAGTGACCAATCACAATACTTCCGCCTCCAGTAAGATATACTGTTCCAGCTGCACTATTATGAGGGATTATAGCACCAGCACCGTAATTTGAACCAGTAAACCAAACTGTTACTGTTCCTTCAACTGCAATCGATTTTAACCACTTCCCTGGGTGGCCTTTTCTTTCAAATTCATTTGCTTGGGAACTGCCGTAATCATACGGTTGTATTGGGTTTGCGTCTGCCATCTATTAACTCCATGATAGGTCATCTAATATACTATAATATCTAAGAAGCGATGATATATGATGTTCTTCTACTGTCTTAATATCATTATATGTATCTAATAAATTTGTTATTTCTAGTATTTTTATTTTTAATGAAGTATCTTTCACTTCGGATATTCTTTTTGTAATAATTTTTTTTATCGATGATGCTTCATTTTGTATTAGCATTTTTAAATTATTGGTATTACTAACATTGCTTATGTATTCCCGCAAAATGTGCTTTTGATCTTCATTTAAATCATTATATTTAGTATTAAATTTTTCTATTAATAGTTTATATGATAACAAACGGACTTCTTTTGATTCTTCTAAAATTGCAATTTCTTCTGTTATGGTGTTTTTGGCGGGTTTTGTTGTTATGTTTTCTAGTATTGTTATTCTTGATTTTGTTAATTCGAGTGGATTGTCGTTATCTTTATATTCAAACAATTTATAAATTGACGCTAGTAATTTATAATTTTGAACTTTTGTTTGAAAAAATAAATCTATATCAAAATTATTTTTTATCTCATGTATCAATTCATATTTTTCTTGTTGTAATTTCTTTTTATCAATACCCATTTTGGCTTTTAGTACAGCTTCTATAAGCATATTTGCTTTAGTTTCTGATTTCATTTTTTCATTACATAGTGTATTGTACAACTTATATTCCTTTATCAACTCTGTATTTTTATTGAAAAACTTACGAAGTATTTTTACCGCCATGGATTCATTAGCGGAAATAATATCAGAAGTTATTTGTCTTGCTAACAATTCAAATAGCATTCCTGTATTTTTTATTTTAGAATGTTTTATTTTTTTCATTTTTAGAATTATCCGTTAGTACATACTACATAAAATAAATATTGATAAATTATAATTCTTCTAATAAATTCTCTTCGTTTAATAAATTTAGTCTAGAATCATCGTCTACATTTGATGATTTTAAACTTTCAGATATTATTTTTTTTGTTTTTATACCAGACATACTATCTATCAATCTATTCACATTTATACCAAAATCTTTATTTTCCATAGATAATGGAGATCCATTTTTATAATTATGAGAAATCGATTGTTGAGTGTTCAGAGTTTTTGAAATATCCTTTTTTCCTATTGGATCTCTACCGAAGACATTATCATCTGTGGAGTAATTTAGATTTTTTGCTGGTCTTCCTGCACCTGGCCATCCACCTTCTGGTATTTCGTTATCCATCAATCTTTCGTTTTTCTTTCCACCATATAAGTTCATACTTGCTAAATCGTGCGGTGTTCCAAAGGACTCCTTCGTTATGGCTGGGTCGTTTCCTTCATTTTCTATCTGATTCTGTCTAAATGTGTGCTTAATATCTTCAAGTATTTCATTTCTTTCAAATTCGGCTTCATCATCGGATAAATTAAATATATTTCTATAAATGTATTTCATAGATAACAGTTTTCTTTCCATCAAACTACCAGCCAAATCAACCTTTTCCTTCATTAATGATATTTTTTCTTGTTCATATATTATTGATGGACCAGTTAAATTTAATTCAAAATTAACAAGATCTGCATTTTCGTACCCCTGTGAATATAAATGAACAATTGCTATTTTTGATAGTTCAGATAATACTATCCTTTGAACTCGCTCTATTGTCCTTGCAAATCTTATATCTAATGCCGCTAGTGTTGCCTTCCCTTCAGTCGATTCATCATACCCTAGAAATGCCTTTGGTACTTTTAATGCTGCAAATATTTTACTTTTCAAATATTCCACATCTTCTATTGCTTGATATTGCAACCCTGGTAATGTTTCGATAGTTGTTCCAGTTTTATCCCCTCTAACTGGTAAGTAAAAATCTTCTAATAAATTTTGCATATTAAATCGTAGATTGTATTCACCAGTCTGTTCATTTACAACTGGGACCTTTTTCATTTTATCCATAACTGATTTTACATAATTATCTATTTCATTTGGTGGTAGATTTCCAATATCTATTTTAAATACTCGCTTTTCTGGTGCTCTCATTATTCTATGTATTAACATAGCATCTTCCATTAACACCAGTTGTTTATACAATTTTCTAGCACCTTCTATCATAGATTTCCCATAGGGTAGAAAATTGGTATCCCCTAATAGTCTAAAATGTGCAATTTCATAATTTTGAAATTCCCCCTTACCCAATGGACCTTCATATATGAATTTTGTCATATAGATGTGTTCTGGGTCTGTTCCTTCTTCTCTTTGCATTTCATATGGTGATAGCGGTACTACATTTGTAACCCCTAGCCCATCCTTAACATCCAAATACAAATAAAAATCACCATATTTACACAGATTTCTTATCCATGGCCAAAGATTATATTCTATGTTTAATACATCATAAAACAAATTTTTTAATATTTTTCTTAAATTATCATTATCAGTTTTTATGGATAGAACTTCCCCTTGATCGTTTTTAAGAGTACTTTCATCGGAATATATGTCTAGTGCTGATGAAATTATAGCATCGGTATCCATCGCTTCATAGTCGGTGTATAAATCTATTTTAGTAGCAGAGAATGAGTTATATTGATTGTATACAGATATAGGGGTTCCCCTACTTCCGTGTAATCTCCCATATCTATCTATAACCTTTGATGTGTGTGGGTTACCATCTGCCTGATATCGTGCAGTATCAACGACTTTTAATCGTTTACCACCGACATTTCTAACTACAACATTTGTAGAAAATAAAACTTTTAATCGATCAAATAGTGATTTTTTTTCAGACATGATATACCTATAATTCTGTAGATAATGTTTATTAATAAATATGGTTAAAAATACATAAACTCTATTTAATTAACCAATTTAAATCTTCCGTTGATCCATTGACATCCATTTTCCAAGATTGTTGTGGTGAATTAAAATTAGTATATTGTGAGTTTTGTACAATCGTACTTTTATTCAAATACTCCAAACTCATTCTAGTTTTAAATAAACCTTCTTGACGAAGTTTTAATGCAGTATCTCTAACCCATAATCCTATTGCCAATGATATCACAAGATCATCATTATACCCATTTTGCGCTTCGGGTCTACTACCATTCCATATAAACACATACAATTCTTCTGCTAATCTTGCAGACTTTATTATCACAGATCTTTCTCTAAAATATGTTTCTAATTTTGATATTAATAACGGTCTGGTTTTTGATGATGTTGTAAAACCAGGAACCATCTGCGATTTATCCTTCAAATCGTATCCCTTCGATAGATGTATGGACGGATCGATATAGCCGTCTTCTTTATATGTGTAATATAAATTATTATACCCACGATCTATGACTTGCTGTATAACCGCCCATCCAATATTAGCGTTTTCTATGACTAGTAATGCATCGTTATACTCTGTTGATATTGATACTAATAAATTACCATATGTCTTTGTATCCAATTTCCCTTTATATTCAGCAACTTGTTCAAGCGTGTCTATATCTATAACATGAAATGCCGAGTAGTCATTCCCATCTCCTCTAGCAACGTCTGCAACAACCATATATGTTTTATTTGGATCTGCATATTCCCATATCCATAATGATTCTTCTACCCCACGTTTTTCTTTTGGTTCAGATACATACGTTTCCTCATACCACTTTATTAGTTCTCCTTCTATAACAGATCTACCAGATGATAAAAAGTTACCATCACATTCTTGTTTCGCTAAATCTGGTCCTAATAAAATATCCTGTTCATCTCTCCATTTTTGGTCTCGTTCTGGGTGTACTTGCCACAATAATTCTATCGGATTGAAACCACCATTCTCTGCTAATTTTGCCTTTACCCACTGTTTATGGTAAAAATTTCCAACTCCATTTGGTGTAGAATTTATAATTGCTGTTCCACCAGTTGCTAATGTTTGCTGTGCAGATGCCCAAATCTTATCAATATCATCGATAAATGCAGCCTCATCTATAATCAACAGAGAAAGTGCTTCGGATCGAGCAGAATCTGCAGCAGCAGAAACGGCCTTTATCTGTGATCCATTATTGAAACGAAGTGACAGCTTATTATCTTCTTGAACCCCCGTTTTCAACCAACTCGGCAAATTATCATACATAACTCGGACTTTAGTTACTAGATTTTTTGCCGTTTCTTGTTTAGTTGCAATCACTAAAATATTTTTATCTTGATTAAATAACATTAACCATAAAGAATAACCAGCAATTAATGTGGATATCCCTAATTGTCTTGATTTTAATACAATATTGTATCTATTTTTATTAAACTGTCTTAAAACATCCTCTTGAAAAGGATATAAATCGAATAGTATTTTTCCACGAGTAGGGTGTTGAATTTTTGCATAACGCTTCATGAAATATACAGGATTCCCTGCGCATTTAGAAAATTCTTCCTTTATAATGTCTTTTAAATTTTTAGTAACTGAACTCATTGAACTACAAATATTATTCCAACAACAGAAGCGGCTCCAGTCAGAAACCACAAAAATTTATTATCATACCAACTGGGTTTAAGTTCTTCATTTATCTTTTCAAGTTCTTCGCTTCTTTTTTTACAAGCAATCAATGCCTCATCGCGATTTTTTAATTGTTGTATAAACATTTCTGATCTAGAAACATATAAATCTATTACAGTATCTTGACTATTAACAACTTCAGTTAAGTATTCGACTGAATCTCGTATGAGTTGAATTTTATTCCATAATTTAGTTACTTCTGGTTTTGTAAAACAAACAAGTGAATCTTTTTCGGAAGCAAATGTTGCTGAAACAGAAAATAATAATGCTATAACATATTTCATAAATTACTCATTCAAAAAGTTTTTAATAAGTTTGGTTGCTTCATCTGGATTTTTTATTTCTCTATTCTTGTAGATATAGAATCTTTCTTTTATTATCAGGATACTATCTTTACGAACTTTAATAAGAGAATCGAGTTTATCAGCTCTTTTTTTTAATTCAACATAATCGAATTCATACTTGTTTATCACTGCCTCCAAACTGTCTTTGGTTTTAGTATATTGTCTTATATTATCACCTTCTATTTTTGTATCTATGAATATAAATAATATAATACCAATTGCACCAAATATAGCAAATGCCTTTAATATCATTTCTATTTTTTTATCAATTTCCATAATCAATCCTTTACATAAGTTGAAACCATTTTTGCTTTACCACTATCCACTGATCCATATTTTCTTTTCCTTGTTACCGCACTTTTCTTTTGTTTTGGTGACATAGATGCCGCTTTTGCTGCTGGTACACATTTTGGATATGCCCGTTTACCCGAGCCGCGCTGTTTACTGGTGGATGATGCTCCGCATTCTGGGTGGTCTCCTTTTTTATTTTTTCTAGAAATGTCCACCCAACGCTCTTTAAACCATTTGGTTAAACCACCTTTTGGTTTTTTATTTTCTAAAACAATTTTAATAATATATTCCTTTATTATTTGTTTTGCTATATGTTTTTGTTTTTGAGTCATATGAATAAATATGTGTAAATTTTAAAAAGGTGGTGGATCGCAATTATCACCAATATTTCCAATTCCAGCACCAGCTCCCGTATTGGTTCCAGTCCCAATGGTTCCTCCACCAGCTCCTGTTCCAGTTCCAGTTCCTCCACCAGCCCCTGTTCCAGTTCCAGTTCCTCCACCAGCTCCTGTTCCAGTTCCAGTTCCTCCACCAGCCCCTGTTCCAGTTCCAGTTCCTCCACCAGCCCCTGTTCCAGTTCCAGTTCCTCCACCAGCCCCTGTTCCAGTTCCAGTTCCTCCACCAGCCCCTGTTCCAGTTCCAGTTCCTCCACCAGCCC